TGCAGGTGAAAATACATCCGTAAGATATCTGACTACGGCATCAAATCCTGTTTTAATAAGACTCACTGCCTTGCTAGTATCCAGCCTATACGACATAGCGGCGTTCCAAGCATCAGCTATCAAGTAGCCTACTGCCTTTATCACAGCCAGAACTACCTTGCCGGCCTCCTTCGCATTCTCTTCTAGCTGGCTAGTGTCGAACGATCCAATGCCGCTGAATGGGTTTGGGAGAGACTTAATAAAGTCAGCAATAAGCGATATAACGCTCTTGATGCCGTCTTCCATACCTGACGCTATTTCTCGCGGATCAGTGCTACCCATCTTCCATAATGTTTTCAGGAATCCCGGATCGAAGTGGCTCAGCAAATTGGCCAGATCGCGCATTCTTCCAGTTAGCACGTCTATGGCGCTAGCGGGCATTAGCATGTCAATAATGCTCTTTCCAAAATCCTTCGAGAAGAATCTCAGTATTTTTCCACCAATAGGGCCGAAGCCGCCGAAAATGTCGTTAATAAGCGATGCCATGTCCAGGCCCAACATTGAGCCGAAGTCTGATAGCTTGCCCTTCAAATAATCGCCAGCCAGATCGAACAGAAAGCCCAGCCCTTTCATAGCATACTTGAAAGGATTTGTGAGAACCTCCGCGAATATGTCACCGTACATCAGAGCCGTGGTGGTGTAAACATCCATGTAAGACACGAATTGACCAGTCAGCTGTCTATAGAACGACGCGATTGTCGAGCGTATAGTTCCCAGGTCGCCCATGTTAAATACGAACAAGCCGCTTCCGCCGTTCAGAAATGTGTCCAGCCTATTATACATGTGGCGTATGTCAGCCACAGCTTGGCCGACTTTGTTACGCTGCAGATTGGTGCTGTTAACTACAGCCTTGCCTAATCCCACAAAGGCCACTGCGTATTTATTCAGATTCTCCCTGCTAAAGAATCTATTCAAGCTGAATATATCCCATTTTCCAGCTACCGCCCAATACTTAGGGCTCAATTTCTTTAGTTCGAACAACGCGTCCTCAATCTCCGTGGTGAAGCTGAATGCCCTGCGCATGTTATCGCCAAATATAGCCGCCTCATGCGCGACTCCGCCAAACAGCCTCTCATCGGTTATTCTAGCCAGTTCATCCACAGCCCCCTGGAATGTAACGGCTATCGATGCAAATGGCATGGCTATCAGCAGTTGATCCCAAAGCGTGCGGAGTATATCTATAGCGCTGTCAGAGAATCGTCGCAGAACTCCTAGTACGTTACTAGAGGATGACCGCAGCCCTGCCCCGAGCTCGTATGCGAATTCGCTAGACTTTGCCAAAGCTTGAGATACCTTCCCTAGTATCTTGGATAGTCCCGCAGAAGTGCCCATCCCTCGGTCTAACTCACTGACAAGTAGCGCTAAGTTGCCAAATGCTACTTGCGATGAGGCCCTTAGGCTGGGGGTAAACTTAGAGAACTCGCTATTAATAGTCTCAGCCTGATCCTGCATTGCAAGCAACACCGAGTTGGAAGTTAAGGCGCCCTCATTTGCTAGGGCTCTTAGCTCTCCTCTGGACACATGCAGACCATCCGCGATAGCCTTAGCGATACGAGGCGCCTGCTCCATTACAGAGTTGAACTCTTCGCCTCTTACTGCGCCGGCTGATAGACCCTGGCCCAATTGATAAACAGCAGCAACTGCCCCATCTGTCGCGCCGCCGCCTAGCTGCATAGACTGTGCTATAGTCTTTGTTAAGCCCAGTATCTTGGTATTAGACACCTCCAGCTCGTGCAGAGGCCGTCCAACAGAGCCATAGGCTGTTCCAATGCTCTTTATAGATGTGAATGTATCGTTTGATATATTAAGCAGCTTGCTCTGGGCTGCTATTAAGTCTTCAGAAGCATCCACTACAGTAGATATACTGTTGCGTAGCTCAGTGAAGTCCGAAGTGACCTTCATAACATAGGCGAAGCCTCCAGCCGCCGCCGCTGCCAGCCCTATGCTCTTAGCCATGCCGGCTATGGATGCAGAAGCCTTTGCCGTGTTATGGTTTATCTTCGAAACATTGTTGGCTATCGTGTTTAAATCGTTGTTTGTTGCTGCACTATTCCTAGTGCTTACGTCTATCACTACTCCAGTCATATTCAATCCCTCATTAAAAAGCCCATCCTAAGATGGGCGAGTAACAATCAAGCCGTTTGGCCTAACATTTCTGTGACTTAACACAGTCTGCTCTATGAAGTGAGCAGGCGCCTGTCTAGAGCTCCCTGCATTCAATTCAACTATGTAGTCTGCTTTGTTTATAATTCTATTTCCTTCCATTTCCCAGGCATCACGAGCCTTGCCAGTATCGACAGGAGTAGCCTCTCGCAAATCATGGAGCAAGGAAGCCTTTATAGCGGCTACTTTAGGCTTAGCAGCTGACTCTAATTCTTTAATAAGCTCATTCAAGATCAAACTTGGCACCCCCTTTAGCACTTAGCATTTGGCTGAATATAGCCGATGCCTTGATAGAAGCCACAGACATAAACCCAGGCTTTTCCACTTCTTCGCTTACAGGATTGTATATAGGATTTAGTGATCTAAATATCTCCCACGGCTTGGCCTTAACGCCTTGTGTTTGCAGGTACTTAAATGTTCTATCATCCTCGCGCCAACCCACAGGTCTGCGCTCCAGATAGTCCAACCAGCCCACATACTCTTCGTAAGACATAGTCGCATACAGATCAGATACTGTCAGATGGAGGTTATATGCCAACTCGAAAGTCAGCATATCCTCGTCTGACAGCCTTACTTTCCCTTCTTGTCCTGCCCCATTCCAGACCATTCCATAATAGCCATAGATAGGGAATTCAACTCATCCAACGGAAATGCATCAAACTCATCATCTGTGAGATCGGCGCCACCTTCAGCACCAGCGCCGACTACAAGCCGAATCACGGCGTAGCTTTGCTTTTCAGCACGTTTGTCGGCCTTCAGTGCTTCCCGCAGTTTGTTGGCGTCGTCGTGCAGCTCTTGCGACTCTAGCCGTTCGATCTGCCGTTTGGTCTGCTCGGCTTCGTCTGCAAGAGACTCGGAAAGAGCCGCCGCTTCTTGTATACGCTTCACAGCACCGGCGGTCAGTTTGGAAATAATGATATCAGAAGCCATGAAAGTGGACTTCTTAGTCATCTGGGTTCCGACAAGGGCTTTCAAGCCAGTCTTGGCAATAATTGGTTCGGACATTTTATACTCATCTATTTAGGAGGCAATTAATACTGCCTCGGATTTCATTAAGCTGCTTCAAACAAAGCAGCACTTCTGAAGAGTCATCATCAGATATTCTTGTGGTTGTTATTGCGATGCTACGATCTACAGCTTTCAACATATTTCTAAGTGTTAACTGTATTACGTACTTCGCGCTGAATGCATTCATTATACGGCAGCACCAGGCGCTGCACGAGCGACGGAGCTTAAAGCTGCTGTCAACTGAACGTTGCCTACGAAATTGCCGTCTGTCACCAAGTACAGCAGCTTGGCTACAGGGCTTCTATTGATTTGCTTGACTGACTGCCAGCCGCTAACCAAATCAGCTGTAGTAGTGAATGTCAAAGCGGCCCCGGCAGTTAGGGCTTCTGTGGCGTTGGCGGCATATACTAACTTGACAGTGCCGGCTGTGCCATTAGCGCTTAGATAGCAGCGACCAATGGTGAAGTAGTCTCCAGTCAATGATGCGCTAACTACGACTGCTGCTGCAGATCCAGCGGCCACTGCAATGTCTACAACACCTGCGGCCTTCTGCGTAGTGACAGTGAAAGGGGCAACGGCTGTAATTGTTGACAGCAGAATATCATCAGTCTCTTTATATGCCAAAGATGCAAGAAGCGATGTGGAAACAGATCCACCCATACCGTCCTGAACCTCGTAGGAAATCTTGCGAACACCAGGTACTGTGGCTGTTAGTGATATAAAGTCATTCGCGTCAACAGAGACGGTATCATTGGCTTGGGCAGAAGTCGGAACAGCTGGGAACATTGCATCACCATCGGCATCAGCCCAGCCCCTCACAGCTTCAGGCAGAAGTATTGTGGTGCTTGCACCAACAGGGAAGCGCACCATCGTATGGAACGGGCCTTCGCCAGTCAAAGGCGGAGCAACAGGCGCTGCATTGTTAGACGTAGTTGTCCATGCGCCATAGAAGTCGGTTTGCATAGTCACAGCTAACTTCGCAGTTACAGCGTCAGTTAGATTTGGCATAACAACAATAGACTCAAGACGACCTACAAAGTACCATTGAGAGTTGCGAACAGTGCCGATTCCGGCAGTGGAGAACTTCTTATTTGAATTGCTAGAGCCTTGCGGTTCCGAGCTCATCAGTGTGGCCCGAATGACAACTTGCTGTCCAGATCCGACTAAATCTCCGAGCAATGTGCCTGCAGCCCAATCAGACGGCACATAGTTTAGGTTGATAGAGATATCTGGCGAATCGGCTTGGCCGTTGACCTGACGAGACATCTTAGCACCATACTCAGGCACCTTAACAATATTAGGAGGAGTGCCCAACTCTGGGAATTCTCGTATATGCTCAATACGACAGAATGTGTTTATCGAAGGAGTCCCGCCAACTGACTTTATCTCAGTGCTGAATAACGACTTGAAGTTCTCCTCCGAGTTGATGGCCAGTGCCGCTGGTGAAAGAGGTGTTAAAGGTACATGAACAGATATATCTGCAAACATACTAGAATTGATGGAAGTGGCAAATGCCATTTTTATTCTCCAAAATAGTTGAAATTTATTATGTATTTTGTAACTCTGAGCGTCTTATCCGCGCTATCCGGTACTGTGCTGCCCTTGCTGCTGCCATAAAGCTCTAAAGCACCCTCCAAAGTCCTAGCTACTAATGCTGATTCCAAGGCGTCAGCTATGACTTCAGGGTACTCGCCTGCAAGCGTAAATATCTCAAATATAAGTTGACCTTGGGATGCATGCATACTAGCATCGGATACACCGTGCAGTATGCTGAACCTAACAAACGATGATACAGGACCGCTGGCCACGTATGTAGATGGATATATGCTGAAAGGAAAATTTGAAGCTGCCAGATGTCGACCTAGTATCAGAGATGTATCTGTGTATTTGGACATCACGACACCATCTCAATCGTAACCAAGTAACCGTCATCGACAACCTCCGGCTGTATCTTC